GGCTGTCTGTCCGGCTGTCTGTCCGGCTGTCTGTCCGGCTGTCTGTCCGGCTGTCTGTCCGGCTGTCTGTCCGGCTGCCTGCCGGGGTGACTGTCCGTTGCAACGCTGATACAGTCAACTACAATTATATTGTATCACATCCGCCGCGTGATACAATGCCGATTTTGAGATTTTTTCAAAAATTTTTTGTAAATGACGCGTTACGGGTATTGACAAAGTGCGGAAAACCGGTTATAATATGGGCGTAGCCCAGCAAAACAAACACAAAAACATAAACGAAAAGGAGACTAAAACAATGACTTGGACGGTTGAAAACATTAACACGTACATGAAAGCGTTAGCAGCAGAGGCCAACGGATTAAAGCGCAAAGGGTGGACAGATGACGAAATTCACGAATTTGTGGCAAGGGCCGCACATGTGCCTATGGTTGAATGTGATGACAACCTTCTGGACGAAATCGCCTATGCAATGGAACGGGCTGGATTGTTCGAATTTTAATAGCCGAAACGGCCTTAGGGCCGTCCGCGTTGAATGGCCGCGACGCGCTGACGAGGCAGGCCGCGAAGACGCATAAAGCGAAAGGGGTAAACAACAATGAAATATGTACTGTATATCGTTTATCGTAGCGGTAGATCATCTAAGTCATATGTGTATCGGCCATTGAAAGCCGAAAATTTAGGAGATGCGATTATCGAGGCGGATTCATTTTACGATCCGCGAGATATGTATCTTGTGCGTATTATGGAAAAGGACGGCGCGCTTGAGCACCCGGAACGCGGTGTGAGCGTCCAACGATATAAAAGTCGATATGAAAAAAGGTCTTTTAACTGGCGTGTGTCTGACGAAACTGTGCACGACGTCAAGCACATTAAGACTAGATATAGCGCGTGGTTTGATTAAGCCGAAACGCCCGTTTCCGGGCGTCCGTGTCGAATGGCCGCGACACGCTGAAGATGGCAGGCCGAGTTAACAATATGGACGTAGTCCAGCAAAACAAAAAACGAAAGGAATAGGAGAAACGAAAAATGAATACATATTTTGTTGTGCAGCAGGGATCCGAAATGGACGGACGTCTATTGACGAAAAGGAGGACTGAAAAATGAAATATTTCTTATATATTGAACGAGGAAACGGGGAATTTCCGCATGAGGAAATTATCCCGCTAACGGCTGAAACGCTGTTTAATGCGCTGTTAGAAGCAGATAGGCATTATGACAAGGACGTGGTTTTCATTCTGAAGATATATGAACAAGTTGGGGCATATGCCGATGGCAATGTGCAAACCGGTTTGTATATGCCCCGCCTTGAAAAAAGGTGGGAGAAATGGAGCCGATATAGTGAAGAATACAGTAAGCAGAATGTTGTACGTTGTCGGAGGGTGGATAAATGAACGTTATTTTGTGGGCTGTTGTATGTCTTGCCGGTATCGGATTGTTGACCGCGATATCTGAAGTATTCAGCAATTATGCTCCGACTTTAGGTGTCATGCTGTTCTTTGACACTCTAAAGCAGGTGTTATTGCAAATACTGATCATTGGCGGTGCCGCAACATTTTTCGCAGCCCTGCTTATCGGGATGCTGGAGAGGGGTGGCGCATAATGGCCCGCAAGCCTTCCATCACGCGCACGATCGCCACGGAAGACGTCACAATCAGCGCAGCAAACGAACAAAGTGGCAGGGTGCAAGCTCTGACTGTTACAATTCCGGCCGGGAGTAAAACCGACCTTGAGCGCCTGCGCGTGATTCGTCCGCAGCTCCCGCCGCACATGCAGCCGCTTCGTGTGGTAAAAGTCAGTGCGCCGGAAACGCATATCTATCGCATGAGCCTCGCGGCTTTTGTCGCCCACGCTGTGATTTATGATTGCCGTGACGGCAATAACAAGTTGTAAACAAGTTATAAACAAGGTGTAAACGGGGCAAAACCTCTTTACATAAATAACAGAGCCGCCGACTCATAAAACACAGGCAGAAAGGAAAAACATTATGGCTAACCAGAATTACTACTGCAAGATCCTCGAATCTAATGGCGAGTTTGACGCCTACGAGCGCGTCATGTGCAAGGATTTGGGGGATGCGATTCCCCTTGACGAGGCAACGGCGCAGGAGCCTGTCGTGATCGAGTACGCAAAGCACTTGATCCTCGGCATCCACAACGAAAAGTCAGAGGACAAGGACTATGAAAAATGCGTTGTGATCGATCCGGACGGTCGCAAGTTCGTGTGCGGCGGCGATACGTTCCGACGCGAGTTGGAAAACATTGTTGATGAGCTGAGCGATGCCGGGATTACCAGCGGCTTCAGCATCAGAGTATATCGCAAGCCCTCCAACAATTACAAGGGCAAGGAGTTTATCACTTGCTCTCTGACTCGCGAAAAGCCCACTTTCTCGACCGTCCCGGACGATTGCGTCCCGTGCGTCCCGTGTATCGACTCTGACGCACAGTAAATCCACAAGGCCCGGTGTAACAGCCGGGCCTAATCCTAAATAAGGGGGTGATGATATGGCAACTCCGAAACCGCCGAAAAATTTGGCACCATATAATAAAGAGTTGCGTCGTATTGAACGTTTTATGCGCTCCGCAGAACAGCGCGGCTTTACCTTTTTAACCGATATCCCGGAGCAAAAGGCAAAGCCAACGAAGAGAGACGTTGAGCGCCTGAAAAAGCTGACGCCGGAAAAACTGTATAGCCGAGCATACTACACGGATGATAGCGGCAATCAAGTCCCGGCGTCTCCGCAACGTGGCGGCAAGTGGATTCCGACAAAATCCGGGCAGATTACAGTTAGTGGTAAAAAGCAGAATTATCAAGCGGCTATGCGTGCAGCGTATAAACGCATGGCACGCGCGGAAGCCCGGCGCGACGCACAAGCCGAGCGCGCAGCCGAACGTCGAGCCTCCAAAGCCGCGCAGAAGGCAGTCGCGAAGCGGGAAGCGGAACAAGCACGACAGGAAGCACGTGCCGCTAGTTATCAAAATATCATCGACAATCTAAAAGACCCACTAATAGCCTTTACTCCGTCGTATCGTTGGGACGATGTCGCAAAACAAACAGCAATTCAATACCACAATTTTTTCGAACGCGTTTTGAACGCGGCGGAATCAGAATTAGGTGCAGCGGAGTTAGCTAGAAGAATCCAAAACAATGGTGTAGAGCTGCAAGAGATCATCGACGAGATGCTCTACAAATACTATCATACGGCTGAAGAAGCCCGCTTTAATCTGAATCGTTTTGTGCGTCTCATCATGGGAAAAGACGCGAATCTTGCGGATTACTCGCCGGGTAAAGCTGAAACACTTGCAGAAGAAGCCGAGTATTACACGGCGGCTGACGGATCAAGTTTTAGCAATGAATACGCCGTGCGAGGGATGTCTAGTGGATACTATGACGCGGAGCGCGGTGCACCGGTTGACATAGCGCTTGAGATCACGACAGGCGCCAGCGATATGATAAGGGTGCAGGGTGGCGTCATTAGCATGGATGACTTTTTACGGGGCGGTGGTGTGATGCCGTTTGAAAAGCCGGGCTAAAACATTTTTGGTTGGTGACTTTGAAACAACCGTCTATGAGGGGCAAAAAGATACCGCCGTTTGGGCGGCTGCCATTGTCCAGTTGTTTACCGAGAATGTTGAAATCTATCATAGCATCGCGGACTGTTGGGCAGGTCTACGTAGGATCACGGGGGATATCGTTTGCTATTTCCATAACTTAAAATTTGACGGCGCATTCTGGCTGGACTTCTTATTGATTCAGGCGGGCTACAAACAAGCGGTTGATGATGTAGAAGATGTGCAGCAGGTGCGATTTCAGAGACAAAAAGACATGGAAAACGGTACAATCAGATATAGCATTTCTGACATGGGCGCATGGTATACCATTTGTGTTAAAATAGATGGCAGATACATAGAATTTAGGGACAGCCTAAAGCTCCTCCCATTTTCTGTTAAAGAGATCGGCAAGAGTTTCGGCACGGCCCACCAAAAATTAGACATGGAGTATGAGGGCTTCCGTTACCCCGGTTGCGAGATCACACCGAAAGAACGTGAATATATCGCAAATGACGTGCTAGTTGTAAAGGAAGCACTTGAAATCATGGTTGCTGATGGGCACTTGAAACTCACGATTGGAAGCTGCTGTCTGTCTGAATATCAAAAAATAGTCGGCTATCCCTTTTATAAAAAGTGGTTCCCGGACTTGACGGCAGAGACGCTGCCAGAAGTATACGGCGCTAAGACGATGGACGCCTATATCCGCAAAGCATACCGTGGCGGCTGGTGCTATGTCGTACCGGAAAAGCGTAATATCGTTTATCATAACGGCACGACGGCAGATGTCAACTCACTGTATCCTAGCATGATGCACAGCATGTCAGGAAACAAGTATCCAATAGGAATGCCAACCTTTTGGCGGGGGAATCTCATACCTCCGGCAGCACAAGCAAGCTACAGTTTCTTTTATGTGAGAATCCGCACGCGATTTCGGATAAAACCTGATAAGCTGCCGTTTGTGCAGATTAAAGGTAATTTCTGGTATCGGGGCACAGAATCCCTAAAAACATCAGACGTGTACGACCGCAGAACAGGTGAAATGTGCGAATGGATAACAACTCCCGATGGGGAACGACGGAAAGCTATAGTAGAGCTGACGCTTACAGAGATGGATTTCCGGCTGCTGCAAGAGCATTACGAGTTAACGGATTTTGAGATTCTTGACGGCTGCTATTTTACCGCGGCAAAGGGCTTGTTTGACGACTACATTGACAAGTACGCCAAAATCAAAAAAGAATCAAAAGGCGCGAAACGTACCCTAGCTAAATTGTATCTTAATAATCTGTATGGCAAGTTAGCAGCTGGAGACGATAGCAGTTTCAAGGTCGCCTACCAAAAACCGGATCGCAGTATCGGGTATACCATCGTGGAGGCTCACGACAAAAAGCCGGGATATATCCCCGTAGGCGCAGCAATCACAAGTTATGCACGCTGTTTCACGATCCGAGCGGCGCAGGCCAACTATTATGGGCCAGACGAACCGGGTTTTATCTATGCGGATACCGATAGTTGCCATATGGATATCCCGCGCGACGCCGTTCGCGGCATGAAAATCCACGACCGTGATTTTTGTTGCTGGAAGCTGGAAAGTGGATGGGATTTGGGGCTATTTGTTCGGCAGAAAACGTACATAGAGCACGTCACGTCCGAGGATGGGGAAGACATTGACGAACCGTTTTACGATGTGAAGTGCGCGGGCATGCCGAAACATTGCAAAGAGCTGTTTTTGAAATCCGTTGAGGGATGGAAGCCAACGGAAGACGATCCCGAAAGTGAGTACCGGCCTGAAGAGCTTGCCTTCTTGCGTGAGAAACGCGAGATCACGGATTTTAAACTAGGCTTAACAGTTCCCGGCAAGCTGCTCCCAAGAACTATCCCCGGCGGTGTGCTGTTGTGCGCAACAACATATGAAATGAGGTGATAACAATGACAGACATGGAGGCTAAGCGTCTAGCCGTTGCGATTATTCAGGTAGGCGTGCAAGACTACGTCCGCTTCAGCAAAGAGTTAAAACCTCGAAGTAAAGAGCGCGGTAACAAGTCTATGTATGCCCGTTCGCAGAATCGAACGGAGGTGGCACAATTTTTCAAGTCTGACTGGTATTACTTTTTGTGTGAATGCTTAGGGCTTGACGATGAAACCGTTAAAAAATGCATTTTGCGGGAACAGATGGAGGTGAAGCGCCGTGCGAATGCAGTTTAAGTTAACCGTCGTATACAAGGACGGGAGTGAAGTGGAGCATCAGTTTCCATTTTGGTACGACTTGCTGAACTACGTGACAAGTATGACCACTTTGGAAATGAAAAGCTACAAAGAAATCAGAGCTGAATATATTAAGGGGAGATAATGAAATTTGGAAACGAAGAAAAACGAAACAGTGGCGGATTTAATCGCTTATGCGGTTGTAGCGGCATTAACCGACACAGCTGCAATTGCCGACGTGATGCGGGTAGATCTTCAAGCGGTTCGGTGTGTTCCTTAAATCGTTTGTAGTTAATTTGGATAAGCACTGAACAAAGGGGGTATAACAATGAAGGTGAAAATTGTAAAGGGCAATGATGTGAAAACCATGGAGGAAATCAGAACGGAGAAAATGGAAATGCTGAAGAAGAACGTAATTAAAAGCTGTATTCGATCGATTGATGAAGCAGACGCAATTGCATATGCTGTCGGCTGTGATGAGAAAGACGTGCTGGAACTGATTGCGCGAACTTTGGGCAACTATGCGAAAAGGAGCCGGGAGGATGAATAAAACGGAGTTATACCAGAGGCTGGAAGAACTACGAAAAGTAATCAATGGAGCAAACACGCTGGTATTCAGTGGGGACACGTTTCAAGCAGCCGCGTGGACGACTAAGAGCCTGCAGATCATCCGCGGAATCCTGAAGGATTTGTCAAACGAATAAAATAAGGCTCCCACTTATGTGGGAGCCGTATCAAAATCGGAGAGTTACACAAAGGGATTCACGATATCCGTAACTGTCCCGGCGGCGTAATTTCAGCCGTGTGATCCGGGCAGAGCAGAGCGTATAGTCTCCGGTGATACCTATTTAATAAGCAAGCGCCTTGAGGACGGCTTCCTTGCAAGACAAATTTTTGAAACGGAAGGCGCCTAGCTCAAAGAAATATCGGAACTGACTAAGCATTGCGTCGGAACGTCTGAGCATCACATAATTAACCTCGTGATCCTCCGTGGTTACCGTGATGCGGACAGGGTAATAATCATCTGCTTTATCATCACAGTACATATAACCTAGATGCGGATACTCCCGGATCGCGTAGTTCTTCCCGCAATACCGGAGCGTTGCGATATACCTGTTAACGCCCTCCGGCCTGTCTATAAACGCAACGTTGTCATTAAGGTAAACACCCTGTCCTGCATATGCGACATAATCGTTCTTTGCAAAAGCCCGATTAAATGCGCTTCCTTTTTGCGCTTCCGCTGCGGAATCAACATAGCCTTGCTCCAGAACGAATCCGTCACCCTTCAGAAAGCGTGTTTCTTTCCGTAGTCGTTCAGCGATACCTAATTCGATATAATAAGGATTTAGCAGACTAACCGGGTTACCGCACATGTAAACCGGAACATAGCGGACTTGTTCGCCTTGCCCACGTGCAACAGACGCGTGAATGGAAATAAACTTTTTCACTTCATTCGGAACATACGTGTTCGTTTCGCTCTGGAACTCGTCCATGAACATAGAGCCGGTATCAGAAAACAGGTGTGCATATTTTTTGACAGCTTCAGCCTGATTGACGGATACCGCGTATCCGCATTCGACGTCATTCAAGTAAAGTTTTTTAAACACCGCCATAGGCCTTGACGTCATGTTGTCTGACGGGAACCAAATGCCTTTGATATCTTTAAAAAATTTATCTGCGCAATCCTCCAGCTCATACTTGTATCGATAGATGAGCATAAATTTTTCACGCGTCTTTTTGAAGCGACGTACAAGCATACCCGAAAAATAGCAGGTTTTACCGCCGGTTCTGTTCGTCGTGCACAGATAGATTTCAGGTCGCTTACCATTGATATCCCGCATAGATAGCAGCTTTGTCCCGTCGTAGTACGCCATACAAATACACCTCTATTACAATTATAACACATGTTTGTGTTTTTGTCAATTGACAAAAGGAACAGGTGTGATATAATAATAGTAGGATTCCATTAAAGGAGGTGAAAGGCTATTAACGTTCAGACCGTTCTTAACATTATCACGCAGATCGGATTTCCTATTTGTGTATCCCTTATGTGCTTTTGGTATATCAAGGTCATTCAGGAAAAGCACAAGGATGAAATTTCCGAACTTGCCAAAGCAATCCAGAATAACACTCTGGTGATGCAGCAGCTCGTTGATAAGCTCAACAATGGCTAAAAAGATTTTCATTAGTCCGTCCGATCAGTTTGAAAACACTTACGCGGCGGGTAACACGAACGAAGGTGAACAAATGGGTTTGCTTGCGGAAAAGCTGGCTAATATCCTTCAGCGATGCGGATTTGATGTAAAGATCGCACATCAGGCCCGTTTGGCGGCGAAGTGTTATCAGTCTGATGCGTGGGGTGCAGACCTGCACTTGCCGCTTCACAGCAATGCTTTTAACGGCATCGTGACTGGAACTCGGGTAATGTGTATGCGAATTGCTGAAGGGGAACTCGGATATGTGTACAGCAAGAAAATCTTCAAGCAGCTCGACGCCGTTACTCCCGGCACTAGCTCCAACATTTCAGCGCAGCCGCAGTTGTACGAAATCCATGATCCGCACGCGCCTACGGTTTATGTCGAGGTCGACTTCCACGATGTCCCGCGTGTAGCAAACTGGATTGTCCAAAATCTTGACGTGATTGCGGACGCCATCGCAAGAGGTGTATGCGACTGCTTTGGCGTGGAGTACAAAGATGATGGTACACTCGGCGAACCGGAAATCTACCGTGTACAGGTCGGGGCATTCAAAAATCGCGATTATGCGGAGGCTATGAAAGAAAAGCTGAACGCGGCAGGTTATCCGGCGTTCGTTGTGAAATCGAACCCGTAAAAGAAAGGTGGTGAAAAGGCTTGGCATGGCATGCGAAAGCCACGGGGGCTTATTCCCGCACAAGCACTGAAGGGCTGGAAAACGCCACAGAGATGGCGAACATTATGGCGGCGGCTGGTTGGTCTATCGGGGCTATCGCTGCTATGCTTGGAAACGGCGCCGGTGAATCGGGGCTGAACCCTTGGCGTTGGGAGGGTGATAATATCCCGACGGTAGCACAGTTCTCTGAGTGGGCAACGTCGGATAAACATGGCTACGGCATTCCCGGCTTTACTCCGCCAAATACCTACATTAACAGCACCAACTCAACAAAATACGCAGCGGACGGGTATAAGCCTAATTTCGCAGATCGTCCGGGCAGTCCACTGGACGGCGCAGCTCAGACGGCCTATATGCGGGACACGATTCCGCAGAATTGGTCCCACGGGCGTTTCGACTATTACAATGATAATTTCACTGAAATAGGGGTTGATATCCGCAATTTCTACTATATCACATTCGAACAGTTCAAACTGGGCTATGTGGGTGGTAGCCAAATTACGCTTGATAACCTTACAGGCGCATTTGAGTTGTGCTACGAAAAACCCGCTGACTGGGCAGCAGCGAGTTCATATCAGTACCGTTGCGACAACGCCGCATACTGGTACGAATACTTCACGGGGCACCCACCAACTCCAACACCTACACGAAGGCGCATGAAAATTTGGTTGGCTATGAACGCCTGGACATAAGGAGGTAACACTGTGGCAATCAAAACAAAACAGGAAGTTCTTGACGGCTTGAAGAAATTCATCCCGAATGATGATACTTCCGACGATACGCTTGCATTTCTTCAAGACGTCTCCGACACTCTAGATGCAGGCGCTGAGAATGTTGACTACAAGCAGCAGCTTGCAGACAACGATAAGAGATGGAGACAGAAATACAGAGACGCCTTTTACAACCCGCCCGGCAAGCCAGATTCGGAACCGGACACTGACCCGGAACCGCAGCGCCGGTCGTATGCGGACTTGTTCAAGACCGAATAATTTTATGAAAGGAATGATTTAATGCCTAGAAAAATTGCAGTGTCCACCCTGAACGCTTCCACGATTGATATCCTGAATACCATTCGTGCGAATGCGTCCGCTCAGTATCAGGATCAGGTGCCTGAAGTCGCAACCAACTATGACGTCCGACAGGTTGGTGACGTCTTCTTCGGCTACCCGAATCTTGCCAACGAATTCCTGAGCGCCCTTGTCAATCAGATCGCTCTTGTCCGTATCCGATCCGCCACGTTCAACAACCCGTACCGAATGTTCAAGAAGGGTTTCCTTGAAACCGGCGAGACGGTCGAGGAAGTGTTCGTGCAGATCGCAAAAGCGCGTGACTTCTCCCCTGAAAAGGCTGCTTCCCGCGAACTCAAGCGCACGATCCCGGACGTTCGTTCCGCGTTCCATCTCATCAACTGGAAGGTGCAGTATCCCGTTACCGTCCAGCGGGAAGACCTCCGGCAGGCGTTCACATCGATTTCCGGCGTTGAGGACCTGATTTCCAGAATCATCGACAGCGTTATCCGGGCCGCCGAATATGACGATTTCCTGCTCGTCAAGTACCTGCTCATCAAGGCAGTGTCGCACGGCAAGATGAAGCCCGTCGCGTTCGACGCGGCTGATTCTAAGAACGCAGCAACCGCATTCCGTGGCACGTCCAATATGCTGACGTTCATGAAAAACGACTACAATGCGGCGGGTGTGACTACGGTCACTCCTCGTGAAGATCAGTACATTTTCATGGATGCTCAGTATAACGCGAAGTTCGACGTCGAAGTCCTTGCGGCGGCGTTCCACATGGAAAAGGCTGATTTCCTCGGCAGGCTCGTTCTCATCGACGATTTCACCACGTTCGACAACGACCGCTTTGCTGATATCCGCGCGGCTGGTACTAACATCGAAGAAGTTACCGCTGCAGAACTCGGCCTGATGGCTGACGTAAAGGCGATTCTCGTCGATGCGGAATGGTTCCAGATTTACGACACGCTGAATGAGATGTCTGAGGCTTACGTTGGCAGCGGCCTGTACAACAACTATTTCTACAACCGATGGGAGATCGTCTCCAGCTCCCCGTTCAGCAACGCCGTAGCGTTCGTTGACGATGGCGCGACGATTTCCGCCCCGGCGAATGTCGTTCTGACGGTTACCGGATACTCGCGGGATGAGGCTGGTAACAAGGTGTACACGCTGACTGGCACCGATCCGGCAAGCTTGCAGGCGTCCAACTTCCGGCTCGTGCAGACGGAGGCAATGGCTAAGGCGCTGGTTGCCGTGCATCCTTACGGCGCGATTATCTTGCCGCAGTCCGCGCAGACTGCAAGCTATAAGTATGACGTGGTCGCCACGATGGCAGGCGCAACTTACAAGCTGGTCAACGGCCTTGACAACACGGTCGTGCTCGGAAGCAAGCTGACGCTCGTCAAGCAGTAAACGGAGGGGCATTGCCCCTCCAATCATTATAAAGGTGGTGATACAATGGCTGAATACGTCGTGCCGAATACCACGATTTATATCATTAAGGATTGCCCGTGTGAGCCGGACTACAAAAATACCATGTATTTCGGGAGCAAGGCGGATCAGTTCACAACGTTCAGCAAATGGATCAAGTACACGCTCAATGCACAGAGTTACCAAAGATACGGCGCCGGTAGAATTCAGGTCGAGTTGCCTGTAGAGAATCTATACGATTGCAATTACCTGATTTTCCAGAATACAAACTTCAAGGATTCTGCAGGTAACGTAAAGAAATTTTATGCGTTCATCACGGACGTGGAATATGTGAACAACAACACGTCCACAATTACCTATGAAATCGACGTCATTCAGACGTGGTTGGGCGATTACGAAATCCGGGACGTTTTTGTGGAACGTGAGCATCCGCTGACGGATAACATCGGAGAGAACCTAGTGCCGGAGCCTGTTAGCTTTGACGAATACACAATTAGCTATTATGACGAAGTCAGCTACACATTCAGCGGTGCAACAGTCCCGACAAAGTTATCCAGTTTGTGGATGATGGCTTGGTGGGCAGACGGTACAAGCCCGCACGTTGTCAGTGGCTTGCCTACAATGCTGTGGGCCTATGCTCAGCCGTTCACAGAACAAGGCTTGAATACCTTCCGTTCGTATTTATCCGGTGCAGGTGTGGATGCCAATTCAATTGTGGCATTTGGGCTTGTGCCCGAACTATTCGCACAAATTGGAGCAGTTGTACCCGACACATTATCTACAGTTAAAAACTACCGCTTGCAATTCTTACGGCATTACAATGAAGCGTTTGAATCTGCAACGGCTGGTGTGCGGAAAAGTTACACGCCGCAGTGCAAGAAGTTATACACAAACCCGTACTGGGGTTTGTGGGTGACGAACAACACCGGAAATACAAAGGTTTATCCGATGGAGCTTTTCACACCGGGCGTTTCCTCGAATGATTTGTATTTCCAGCTGATCGGGGATTACTCGCCTAATCCTACGGTTATGCTTGTTCCCGAAAATTTCAAAACGGTACAAGGTAGAAATTTCGCTGAAAGCATGACGTTATCCGGATACCCGCAATGCGGTACGACTAGCGACACATACAAGGCATGGTTAGCTCAGCAGGGCGGCGCTAACGCTGTTCAGTTCATTGGTGGTGCACTCATGGCGTTAATGTCTGCTGTTAGTCAGAATTATGTCGGTGCAGTCGCGGGTGCAACACAGGCCGTCGGGGCTGCTGCTCGTCGATGGGATGCCTCGACGATGGCTGATTCCGGGACGCCGGGCGGGAATAACAACTTGTTAGCAGCTGCGCATTTGATGACTTTCCATTATGGAATCCGTCATCTAACGGCAGAGGCTGCAGAACGGGTTGATATGTATTTCCGCAAATACGGTTATGCCACGAACACCGTTAAAAAGCCGAATATCGGGACAAGGCCATTCTACAACTACGTTAAAACAAACGGGTGCTCTATTGATGGTTCAATCCCTGCAAGCGCAGAAAAACGAATTTGTGAAGTGTATGACCGGGGAATTACATTCTGGAAGTCTACCGTACATTTCGGAGATTATTCCGTCGACAACTCCCCCGGTGCAACGAATCCGGAACATAGTGAGGTGGTGAGTTAATGGGTGATAGCTTCAAAGCGTGGTTGGCGGCTGATTCATTTAATCGGCTGACCTACAATTTTTATTACGACCGGCTGCTAGAAATGTCGTTGGCGCGTTACGAATGGCTCAATCTTCCGGATAGCGTAGACGCTCGGTTCCTTGAGTTGACGTTATTCAAAAATGGCCGTGCGCTTTTCTTCGAAGATGATGTTCTCGGCATGCTTGCGCTCCCCGTTATCATCAACGGGCCGTTCAACGTGTACAAGATTCCGATCCGTCGCAGGGCGTTTACACCCGGTGTTAGCTCCGTGAACGAAACGGATAAATCAACCGCGGCAACGTATCAGGCAGAACGAACAAATAAGGATTCCGTTATCTGCTATAATAACATGCTGCACAGCCCATCCCTTAATATGTGCAGGATGTTCGCTAGGCGGCTTGCGGATATCGACAGGACGATTGACGTTAACATCTCCGCACAGAAAACGCCAGTGCTGATCGAATCCGACACAAATACCATGCTTTCTCTAAAGAACGCCTATAAGCAGTATGAGGGGAACTTCCCTGTAATATTTGGCAAAAAGGGAATCGCTGATAATGTTAAAGTGCTGATGACTGGTGCGCCGCTAGTGGCACCCGCTCTGCAGCAACTGAAGCAGACTATTTGGAACGATGCCCTCGAATCGCTTGGCATTGCGAATCACGGCGCGGATAAGAAGGAACGCGTAAACACGCTGGAGATTCAGGCAAATCAGGGCGGTACGATTGCAAGCAGATACTCCGGCTTGATCGCGAGAGAGCAGGCATGCGACGCGGTTAACCGGATGTTCGGAACAAGTATTTCCGTTCGTTACCGCGAGGAAGTGACGCCGGAATCCTTTATGGGTGAGCAGGACGGAGGTGGAGAAGATGAGTAACTACACAACGCAGCTGCGCTATATCTGCGAGGTCGAAGCTGGCTATAAGGAATCACAGCCGTATAGCAAGGTTAACGAAATCGTGAAGGCGGCTGCACCGAAAATCTTCAACGCCGAAGACTGGCCTATCTTTGATGAGAATTACCGGCTTGCCCTTGAAATCAAGATTCTCAAGGCGTACTATACGGAAGAAATCAGCATGGAAACCGTGGGGCTTTGGAAACTCCGGCTCAATCAGAAGTTATCGGAGATCATGCCGTACTACAATCAGATGTACAAGTCGGAGCTGCTGGAGTTCAATCCGTTGTATGACGTCGATCTCACCCGAACGAAAATCGGCAAGGGAACAAAACAGACACAGACCGACAGTCAGGGTGTGACGTCCTCGGAGTCTGATTCCTCCACCACGTCCGAATCCTCGAACACGAACACGGAGAGCGAAATCAACAAGTACAGCGATACTCCGCAGGGTGGTTTGTCTGGCCTACAGAATGACCGCTACCTGACGGACGCTAGAATGGTATCCAACAATGGGTCAGGTAATGCGACAGGCAGCGGCACAAGCAAGGCTACAGGAAACAGTCAGAATGTTAATACGTCTAACGAAAACGCAGAAAGTACGGATGAATATCTAGAACATGTTTCCGGCGTGAATGGCGGTGCGTCCATTGCGGAGCGCCTGAAAGAATACCGAAGCACGTTCGTCAACATTGACCTGCAGATCATCGAAGAACTCGAAGACCTGTTTATGAAAGTGTGGTGATACATTGAACAGTACGTTTAGAGTTGTTCTTGTCAAAAAGAGCGGTTTTGAAGTCATTAGTTTTGACGATTGCATCAGCGTTACCGCGATTCCCATTGCGGCCACGGGCGGCAAGGCGTGGCAAATCAAGCTTGCATCCGACACGGAGAGCACTGATATCCGCAGTTACGCAATGTCACAGTGGTGCATTGCAATTATGTAAGGAGGTATTTTATGAGCGACATTCCTAATAAGCTAAGATTCTGTTGCCTGCCGGTTCTGCCGACGATCTTCTCGGATGAGCTGAGCTACCTTGATGTACTAAGCAAGATGCGGGATTATATCAATCAGATGATTGATGCAATCAAGCAGCAGGACGAGGACATTGCCAAGATTCAGGAGCAGGTCGACAAGGTTGATCCCAACAATTATATTCAGACAAGTGGCGGTACGCTCACGGGGCCGCTGTTCTTCCTCGATCAGAATTCCGTGGTGAAGAACACTGACGGAACGTTTACGGTGCAGAGTAATAACCCTGTCGTGCTCAAGGCTGGACAGACGGTTGCGGTGAATGCTACGGGTGGTATTGAACTCCGCAGCGGCGGTACGGTCCTAGTCACTGGCACCGATGGCGTTAGCATTCTCGACAAAAGCTCCGCGGGCGTCGCGGTGTATGATGGCAATACGGCAATCGCTGGCAACATTGAAATAAACGGACCTACGACGTTTGGAAACGTGGATGTCGATATGGTCAACGCAAGAACCAAAGTGATGAATCTGCACGGCGACAGGAACGTGACAATTGATACCCCGGAGAGTATCGCGATAGTAGCGGACAAACACGTTGGCATCACGGGTTCGACTGGCGTAGAAATCATCGCCAGCGAAAACGGAGCTGTGAATATCGAGGGTGGCGCCGTAGCTATGACCGGGGATATCTATATCCACGGTCCAACTACGTTCGATAATGTGGATGTTGATATGACCAACGCAATAACCAAAGTGGCGGAACCCGTGGAGGACGAGAACCCTGCTACAAAGAAGTATGTGGACGCGCATGGCAGCTCCGGCGGTGTTACGTGCGGCTATATCACGGTTGCCGTTGATGATTCGAAAACAACGGTGGATGTGCGTAGCGAGAGCCTTATTCCAAAGGGTGAGCGTGGTGGATACTACGTCGACAACGCCGGTAACCTTTGGCATGCGACACAGGTCGTTGCTGGTGGGTTTACGCTGGAGAATCAGAACATTAATGTTCTTGCGAACGCGGAGTTCGTCAGGATCACTGGTAACACTAGCGTGAAGAACATCAATGTGAACGACACTGGAAGTTCGACGTATCAGGCAACTACGAACGTCCTTGTGCACGGAGGGACGGACGTTGACATTACCGCGGGAAAGGGAACGGTCGACCTTGAGGCGCCTATCGTTGATATCCACGCGGCGCGGCATGTGAATATCGATACGGGAGACGGTGGCTCCGTTGTAATCGGCGGCGCGAAGTCTGCCGTAGATATGGGCAACGCCGCGAGCGTGATAGTGCCAACTCCGCTAAAAGGCTTTGAAGCCGCAAACAAATACTACGTTGATAATTTAATCGGCACTAGAATGAAAATGTTAAAGCGCATTACTGCACAAGCCCCCTACCTCGGAATTCCAGGCGATGACTTTGCAAATTATGTTGAAGCAAATATTTTCATACAGGCAACCCCCGATAGTACCGCAAATGAGGTTTGGATTGGAACAATCTTATTGCTGGGCGGCTCAGTTACCGCTTGTCACGTTGTATCTATTGATGCAACAACCGGCGCACAGCAACTCATAGACCCAGCAAGATTCGCTGTTACCAGCTCCGGAATAATCATCCAAGGTCTTTCTCTTTCAGCGGGTAGAGGCTGTTATTTCGTAATCCCCTCTTGACAAATAAAGTCATTCGTGTTATAATAACAATGTAACCAACCACACGTTTCCTCCTGTTCGATATAGCGGCCTGATGTTGTGGGGTGCATCAGGCCGCACCAATAAACTTAACATTACTAGTGCGCGTTAATTGACTAGTGTGTTTTAAGGCATCACTTTCCGGTACAGCATTTGTATAGCGCAGTGCAAATGTTGTACGGAAAATGGATTTTATTAAACTGTATATCAATACATTGTTAATGATTTTTGGAAGAATTATTTGTGCAGTACTTACTGCAACAACTGCAGGATATGCGTTCGGACGATTAAAATTTAAAGGAAGAGATTTGTGCTTTTCACTGGTACTTTTCCAGATGATGGTGCCTGGACAGATCTTCATTATCCCACAGTACTTAATG